GGGTTAAGTTTTGTTTGTATATTTGCAGCGTGAAATTTCAATAGCTACATGAATAATTTTATAAACAAATATTTTTAATAATAATTACTCTGATAGGTGGTCGGGTGTCTTTCCTTTGTAGCTATTGGTTTCACCCCACACCTTGACGAGTATAATGTAAACCAATAGCTATATCATGAGCGAATTTGTATTTTTATTTTATGTCAACGATTGGGCTGGTGGCACTCAATGGATGACTAGACTTCAAAGAGGTGGTTATTTAGATTTGTTGTTATTTCAAGTGAATAACACTAGATTTTCACTTGATGACGCTAAACGGATTTTAGGTGATGATTTTGATGTAATTTGGAATAACATTCAAAACAAATTTATTACTGATGAAAACGGATTTTTTTATAATTTAAAGATGAAATTAGTATTGGATGCTAGAACTAAATTTACGGAAAGTCGCAGAAACAATAGATTAGGAAAGAAAAAACACAAGAATAACACTAGTAAATCACTAGTTAAACTAGTGGGAAAAGAAAAAGAAATAGAAAGAATAATAGAAGAAGATAATATATACATTGAATTTTTAAATATTTTTAAAACTATTACAGGAAAGTCAAAAATAAAATCTATTGACAACAAAACTAAAAAGCAATTATCAGAGTTATTAAAGTCCTACGACATGAAAGATATTGCTTTAGCTATCAGTAACGCCACTAAAGATTCTTATCATATTGAAACAGAACACAAATACATAACCCCCGAATTTATTACACGTCCCGATAAATTTCAAAAATTTGTTTCTATTCTACCAAAAAAAGATGAAATTAAACAAATTATTCCTATGCCAAAATACTCAAAATTAGAAATTGACAGAGTAAAGGTTGTTTTATCCGATTGGACCGATAATGAACAAAATAAATATTTTGAAGATAATAAACATCATATTGAACTGGCTAACGAAATAAGAAATGGTAAGCATGAGTAAATACGAAAACATGGATTTAGGCAAAATTCCCCCTCAAGCAATAGAACTCGAAGAAGTTGTTTTGGGTGCAATTATGCTTAATAGTCGGGCAATGGAAAATATTGAATTTATGGAATCTGAATATTTTTATAAGGATTCAAATAAATTAATATTTTCAGCTTGTAAAATTCTTTATAAAGAAAGGAAACCAATAGATTTATTAACAGTAACAGTTGAACTGAAAAAATTAGGTAATTTAGATTTGGTCGGTGGGGCTTATGCAATTGCTCTTTTAACTTCAAGGGTAAGTTCTGCGGAAAATATAGAATATCATTGTAAAATTATCTTACAAAAATATATCGAACGAGAATTAATCCGTATATCTTTAGAATCGTGCAATATTGCATATAAGGGAGAGGTTGATGTTTTTGAACAAGTAGAATTACATGAAAATCAACTAAAGCAATTAATGAATAAATTATATGATAAACCAAACGAAAAAAGTATTAATCAAATAACCGCTAACTGTTTGAATGATTTAACTATTCGAGAAAACAATGCTAAACAAGGAAAACTAACGGGAATATCAACAGGAAGTCGTAGGTTAAATGAATTTACAAATGGATGGCAAAAATCTGATTTAATAATAATTGCAGGTCGTCCCGGAATGGGAAAAACATCGCTTGCTTTACATTTTGCAAAAGAAGCAGGAAAATTAGAAAACGTAAAAGCGTTTATTTTTTCTTTAGAAATGAATTCCGAAAGATTGGTGGATAAAATAATAATCGCAGAATCAAATATTAATTCTGAAAAATATAAATCAGGTTGGATTTCGGGAGAAGAAAGAATTATAATTAATGAACAATCAGAAAAAGTTAAAAATTATAATATTCATATTGACGATACCAGTGCGGCAAAAATACTTTATATTCGTACACAATTAAAACTTGCACAAAAAAAATTAAAACCAAATGAAGAATTAATTTGTTTTATTGATTATTTACAATTAATTAATGGCGAAACTGAAAATAAACATGATAATCGAGAACGTGAAATAGCAAAGATAAGCGCAGGGTGTAAGGCAATAGCAAAAGATTTAAATATTCCTGTTATTTTATTGGCTCAATTAAGTAGATTAGTTGAACAGAGAGGCGGCAATAAACGTCCTGTAATTTCAGACCTAAGAGAATCGGGAGCAATAGAACAAGATGCTGATTTAGTTTTACTCTTATATCGTCCCCAATATTATGGAATAAATGAAAATGAATCAGGAGATAGTACAATTAATACACTTGAAATCATTATTGGTAAACATCGAAACGGGAATACCGGAACCGTAAAATTAAATCATAACGATAGCATTACAAAATTTTGGGATTATATTTATCCAACTTTTAATAACGAAGAACCTTTTTAAATAAAAATAACATGACAGTATATTCAAACTACTTTGCAAGTAAATCAATGGCGATTGATGCAGCACACGAACTACACGTTACAAACAAAATTTCTTATGTAATAAAATGCGTTAGATATGGCAAGGAAAATTCGTTAAAAGAATATGTTATTGTTCCTACCAATGATTATCCTTTTCCATTACGTTTTCCAAATATTGTTTATTTGATAAAGATGGATGGTACAAAACAGGAATTTTTTAAATAATTGACAAATGATTTTCAACAATAAAATAAACCAATTTATTACGTACAACGAAATTGAAAAAAGATTAGTTGATATGAAATATAATGTTAATTACGATTTAGTTTCTCCAGGAGCTAAATGGACAGCAGATGATTTGATTTTAAAGCTAAATGAATACAGATTGTTATTTTGGTATCATGGCTCTGAATTTACTATCAATGAAGATAAAAAAACAATTAGAAAAACATTTATTCCGAAAGAGTATAGAGCGGATAAAGAAAGTTTAAAGACAGAAAAAAGTTAATATATGTATGAAATATACGCCTATTGTATTGCTGATGGAAATGTTAACAAACTTATTAAAGAAGTGTTTGTTTGTGCTTCGGACAAGGAACTAAAGGAATTGAGACAAAAATTGGCAAAAGAAAATAAAACACAAGTAAAATTTGTATTTTTGTATTATAAAGATTTGAGGAAAATTAATTAATAACGTTACGCAGGCATATTTTGTTTTTACGGTTTGAAACACTAAACAAAAAAAGATATGGCAAACGAAGAGAAACTTTCAAAAGCATTACAGGACTTCAAAATGAAGTATCCAAGCATAACAAGTGTTGATTTACAGACATTTATTATTGGTTGGCAGGAAGCAGTAAAAAACTGTTCTATGCATGCTGTTATAAACCGAAGGGAACTGTTGATTGCTTATAGCAACTTTAGTTTAATGACACCAAAGGTATATAGCTGTTCAGAAGAATCAATTGATGATTTTTTAACAACCAATAATTTATAACGTTTCCGCTATGTTTAGTGCGGGATTTACGAGTACAAACTTATCAAATTATACAAAAGTATGAACGAAGCTGAAATGATACAACAACCGACTAACCCCGCATTAAATATAGCGAGTGTTAGCCGCTGCCCTTCTATTAATTTTTTCAATGTTGATTGCATTGAGTTTATGAAATCGAAGCCTGATAAATGTTATGATTTGGCTATTGTTGACCCTGAATTTGGAATAGGAATAGGAAACAGCCCCCGCCTTGTAACAGATAAAGGATTAAAGGCAAAAGAATGGGATAACAATCCTATAGATATGAATTACTTTGAAGAACTATTTAGAGTAAGCAAACAGCAAATAATTTGGGGAGGTAATTATTACGCATTACCAGCAACAAAGCATTGTATAATTTGGGATAAAATGCAACCAGAAGGGCTTAGTTTTGGCATGTTTGATTTTGCTTGGACTTCGTTTGATGGTGCAAACAAGATGTTTAAATACTCGGTGCAAAAAGAATTAAATAAACGCCACCCGACACAAAAGCCTGTACAACTTTATAGATGGCTTTTAAACCGATATGCAACCATAGGAATGAAGATATTAGATACTCACGGTGGAAGTTTTAACCATGCTATTGCAGCCGAAATAGAAGGTTTCGATTTAGATATTATGGATATTGATTCCGAATATTTTCAAGCGGGTGTAAACGCTTTCAATTTGCACAAAAGCCAGCAGCGGCTCTTTTAGGGTTGCTGCTAACGGCTGCGTGTATGAAACGTAATGGATTAGAAGCACTAAACTTTCAACATAAAACAAACTATAATAGAATATAGAAATGATAAATATACCACTGAAACCATTATGTTTTATACACGATGTTATGTGCCGTTTTTATTCACAATTTAATTTAGAAATATGAAGAAATATCAAATAATTTATGCCGACCCTTGTTGGAATATCCGTTGGCAGGGAAGTGGAAGTATTGGAACAAAACCTCTTGCATATCCAACAATGACAATGATGGAACTTGCAAATTTACCTGTAAAAGATATTGCAGATGATTTAAGTAAACTATTTATGTGGACAACAAACGGATATTTGCCAGAAGCATTGGGATTACTTAAATATTGGGGATTTCAGTATGATAAACTATGGACTTGGTGCAAACCAACAGGAGCAGGAGGACACCCAAGAAACGCAACAGAACATTTAATTGAAGCAAGTCGGGGAGCGTTGCCAAGCATAGGCAGACACGAAAAGGCAGTTAATAATTGGTTTCAAGCACCAACAAAAGGGCATAGTGTAAAACCCGAAATAGCAAGGCAAATTATAGAGTATTGTTACCCAAACTATACTAAAATTGAATTATTCGCAAGGAGAAAGGTCAATGGTTGGGATGTGTGGGGAAATGAAGTAGAAAGCGATATTCAGTTAATTCCACATCAATTTCAAGATTGTCAAACAAAAATAGATTTCACCGATGATGTCGTTTTTTAAATGGCACATAACGGTTCGTGTATGAGCAGTGGCACTTGCACACACTTTAAAATTACCTACACCGCTTATGTGCCATTGCTTATACACGGTGTTAGGTGCAGTTGTTTTTTTTAATTTTTAAAATCAAATTATTATGGCAAATGTAGATTTATTTGGAAATGAGATTATAGAAGATGTACTTTTAAGGGATAAATATATAGAACCACCTTTTACCCGATTAGATGCCGTTGGGGGTAATTGGCAAAAAAGGAAAAAAATGTGGTTGCAAAGAGGGATAAAAAGCGAAATTGGGCGTAAAGCTGAATTGTGTTTAGCACAGGGATTAAACAAATATGACCCACGACAAAGCTACACAGGTACAAGTGTTTTTGACCCTGTTTTATGTGAATTAATGTATAGATGGTTTTTGCCTGATAATGGAACGATTTTAGACCCTTTTGCGGGTGGTTCAGTGCGAGGCATAGTTGCCAACTATTTAGGATATAACTATACAGGCATTGAGCTTAGACAGGAACAAGTTGATAGCAACAGGGAACAGGCAATTGATATTTTACCAATAAATAAACAACCTAACTGGTATTGTGGCGATAGTAACAAAGTGCTTAATGATACATTTAATATAAAATATGATTTACTTTTTACTTGCCCGCCATATATGGATTTAGAGGTTTATAGTGATTTACAAGACGATTTAAGCACAATGGATGATGTAAAGTTTACAGATATTTATGAACAAATAATAAACAAGGCTTGTAAATTACTTAAAAATAATGCTTTTGCCATTTGCGTGGTTGGAGATGTAAGGGATAAAAAGACAGGTTATTATAAAGATTTTATTACAATAACTAAAATGGCTTTTTATAAAGCTGGGCTAAAACTTTATAATGAGGCTATTTTGTTAGAAAACGGATTAAATACAGCCGCAATGAGAGCCGATAAACAATTTACAGCAAGTAAAAAACTTATCAAAGTTCATCAAAACGTGCTAATATTTATCAAACCGTGACTGTCTTTACAATTGCACCTAACTTGTGTATAACCGTACTTTTATTATTACAAATCTTTGTAAATACTTGAATATTAGGAAAGAAAAAATTGAAATTAAATTATAAACAATACCTTTTTAAATTATGAAAACAAAGAAAATAATAGACCGTAACGACTTGTTTTTTATCGGAACAATGCTCTTTGCTGTTTTATTCGTTTTTAGCTTGATATACTCCATTAGGTTGTATTATCAGAACCAATCAATAGTAAAGGACTATAATACCGAAATAGCCCTTAAAAACGCTTATATTGATTCCTTAAATAAAAAGGTAAATAATATTGAGGAACTTTACAAACCAACCTTGCAAAATGCTTGGTACTGGATTAATTACTTTAAAATAAAAAACCCAAAGATTGTTTTAAAACAAATCATTTTAGAAACTTCATTAAAAAGTAATATCTTTGTACAAACCAATAACTGCTTTAATATTAATTACGTAAAAGGTCGTAAAAGCACTTGTATTGGAAAGTATAAGCAATATTGCAGATATAGTGATTATGTTCAATCTATCAAAGATTATAAGCTATTACAGGATAGGTGGAACGTTCCTGATAATATGAGTGATGAATATTACTGTAAACTATTAATAAGGGTTAATTTTGCAGAAGATAAGGAATATATTAACAAACTTGTGAAGTAAATGAAATCTAAATTGGTGTTAACGTTTCCGCTATGTTTAGTGCGGGATTACGAGTGATTAACTATCAAAATATAACAAATGATTGAACGAGATACAAACTTACAAGAACCAACTAACCCCGCATTAAATATAGCGAGTGTTAGCCGCTGCCCTTCTATTAATTTTTTCA